GCGTCTCCAAAAGGAAAAGCCAGATGCACCAATGGAAGAACTCGTCAAGGAGGCTGATGCAATTGTTGCTAAGGAGATGGAGGAGGTTCGCGCGAAACGCGAGGCGGATGCTAAAGCTGCATTAGAAAAAGAGGCTAACGAGAGAGGGTTTAATTCAGTAGAGGCAATGGAAAAGTTTGATGCCGAGAAGGCGAAAGAAGAAGCGAAGCCTGAGGAGGCTGAAATTACAGAATCTAAGGATGATGGCGAAGAGGAAGTCACTTCGGAACCGTAAAAAATAATTTTGTTATATAAATGTAAGTATGTTGAGTATTATATTGAACATAATCACCATTCTTATTGTACTTTTTTCAATTAATTTATTTTTAAGATTGTATAGAGATCAAAAAAATAAAGTAAGTGAGGATGTTACTGCATCTGATGTTGCTACGGACATTATGAAAGACCCACTCATAGTGAGTCGAGCATACTTTACTGAACCTGTTTACGGACCTATTGGTAGTTTTGAAGGTCAACAAACACCTTCGGAACATTTATGGATACAAGGTAAATCTATCCAGGTCTGAGAATGACGGGTTGCATGGTTTTACCCATGAAAAAACCGAGTAAAAAGGCAACAAAAATAATAATGTACCCCGTTTTATCTAAATTTGAAAATATATCGTTTGATTGTTGTGTTTGTAAAGGTGGTAATGGTTGTTGATAATAATTTTGATGTGGAACGTAATACTCGTCTTCCTCGTTACGTCCCCGATCATCAATATCATCGTTTTCTTTTTGTGTGTTATCGAACTCTGTAGGGTTATACTCTATGGGCGTACCAACTTCGGCTTCCATTATATAAAGATAATTCTATTTTTTTAAGCTCATTATTACTCATCTGAGTATTCACTTTCTTCGTCTTCTTCGTCTTCAGAATAATCTTCGTCTTCGTCGTCATCGTCGACGACAAAATCCTTCAAGTTACCGTTTTCGTCTGCGTCTGAATCCGAGTAATCTTCTTCATCTTCGTCACTATCTTCTTCTAATAAATCTTCGTCGTCCGTTTCGAGAAGATCCACGTCGGAATCGTATTCGTCTTCTCTGTAATCGTCTTCGATTTCTTCGAATAACTCTAATCTTTCTGGTACTTTAGAAACTCTACCCGAACGCGTTCGTATTGTCATTATAAGTTATTATAAGACATTTCTTTTAAGTATTTTACACGTTGTATTTCATTTCTAACGTGTAATTCGTTAAAATAAGCGAGTAATTTAACAGTTAACGTATCTATTTCTTCTTGTACTCCCATATCACCGGAAACGCTACTGAGACTTATTTCATCGAGATTGTTTATTGCCCTGTGTAAAAACTTTTTGGAATGATCTACGTGTTTATTATACTCTAAAGCCATGTTAATGTTGGCTAAAAAGTCTTTATAAGCGACTTTGTTTATACCCGAATACTTTAGTGACTCTTTTATGAGCGAGTTAATCTGTTCTGTATTGTTTTTTGGTTTAATTAAAGAGGACGTAATGTATATTACAAACGCTAAAAAGACAACAGGTAACATATTGTTGTTCTATAATTTAGTTATTATTTTATCTGTAAGCACATGTATGCGCGTTCTACACTTACACTTTTGTTCGAGTTTTCCTTTTAGAATTTGAAACTGTATGTTTTGTGAGTGACACTCTTCGCACGTATACGATGTCGATACTGAAAAGAGGTTTGGTTTTTTCTTTTCTATTTTCGTAACAGGAACGTCTTTCCCCTTTACGACGTGTTTTTTTATAAAGGAACTAAGCAAATGTTTAACTTCTTCTGTATCTTGATATTTAACTTTGACCTCTTTCTTTTTTGGTTTTTTCTCTAGGAATTTATCTATTTTACCGTCTTTGTAGAGTTTGTTTAGTATGGACGGTGGGAGTTCGTGGCGTCTTCCTGTAAAATCTTTACAGAACCCATAAAATCTACCTTTCATGGTTTCACAGTTACAAAAACACTTTTGTGATATTTTTCCATTAGAAACACTAAACCATACGTGATTTGAGTTATGCGAACGTTTAAGGTTTTCACAATAGTGTGATGTTGTTGAAACGAGAAACCTACCTTCGTGTTCGTAAATTTTCGTAATTTTAGCCATATTTTGACCTTCGAGGTGTTTTCTTATGAACTGTTCTAGGTTTGAAATGACTTCTTGATCTTTGAACTCATTTTTTATTTCATTTGCTGTAAATTCACCTTCCTTTTTTATTTTTGAACCTTCTACGATCACCGGAACACTACGTTGTGTTCTGAGTGTAGCCATGTGCATGATTTTAGTATTTGCGATGTGTCCTTCTATCGCTTCTAACATGCTAAAAGGTCCGCACCTGTAAATAAAAATGGGCCTATATTCACCCTGAACTTCTTTACCAGTGTCGTTACACAAGGTACACCCTTGTCCGGAACACGCTTCGTGTTTCCCTTTTTTGTGTGACCACGGCATTCGAAACCCACTTCCTTTCGTTTTTCTTTCTGAACTTCCGTATACTGAAGCGTCTACTATATCGTCCCATTGTTTAGAGCCATACACTAAGTTAAGTGTGTTAATGATATGTTGTCTTAGGGCTATAGCCGATGGTCTATTAACAACAAAATCTGGCCAATTAATGTGTATACCCGTTTTTATGAGGTGTCCTGCGGGTTTTGGTGCGGCTACGGAAACGAGTGCTTCTTTACCGCCAAACTTTTTAACCTTATCGCATATGACTTTACACACACTTTCCACTTCACCAAACGTCATTTCGTCTTCGTCTTTATAGTCGAGATCGACGAAAAAGTTATAGTTTTCGGTTTTTTGTTCGACGACGAATATCTTTTCGCCGGAGTTATATGCATCTACGTACTTTTCGTAAAATTCGTTCAATCTATCAAATGGCACGGAAAGGACACCACCGTCCATGAGCACATGTGATAAATTGGATCCGTTAGAGAATCCCTGTTCTCTACACCATTGTTTAAACATACTTACCAATTATTAGATTTATTTTTTTATATTAGTCGTCTTCGTACTCATGGTGCCATATAGATCTTCTATAGGACACTTCCGGGTACTCTTCCTGTTCAGATAAAGACTTTTTTAACACGAGAAGTTCATAAACTTTATCTTCCTTGTGTAGTTCCGCGTACCTTTCTGCTTTAGCGTGTGTGTACCCGTGTCTATCTACGAGAAGTTCTTTTATCTGGTGAAGAATGTAAGCTTTCGACTTCATTATTTATTTTATAGAGAAGGTTTTTCTATCGACTGAAGTTACACACGCGTAGAATTCGGGGTTGTTTAGTATGTTTTTAACTATACGATCCCACTGTTTTTTCGTGTTAAACTCCGTAAGCGTTTCAAAAGTCATGAAATCGTTTTCATCGTGTGTTCTCTTGATGGGTTGTTTCTGTGCTTTTTTTAAATTTGTTTTCTGTTTTTCTTCGTTGAAATTTCGTATGAGTTCGTTTTGTTCTTGTAAAGTATAATTTACAAAAAACACAAACACGTTATATTCTAACTCAACGCCTGGACTTTCTTTTACCGTAAACTTATAGCTTGTATATTCGCCTTTTTTGAGAGAAATGACTCCCCTGGTTTCTTCTTCGAGTTCTCTTAGAGCCGTTCTTAGAGGGTTGGGTATTTCTCTTCGCCTGCACCCTCCGGTGACGAATATCCAATCTTTGAATCGTCGATCCCGGACAGTGAGAAACTTGGGTTTATCACCCGTAAACGTTACAGGAATAGCTATTGCCTTGTATTTCTTCATTGCTCATTAGCAAGTTATAATTGAGCGAGATGATTATTCTGAGGATTCTTCTTCGCTATCTTGATTTTCTTCTTCACGAGTTTCAACTTGGGTTGATTCTGAAAACACTTTTTTTGGTGGTGATGGTGGTGGACTGGATAAAAAAGAAACGAGTTTCCCGTTAAACCCTTTAACGTCTTCGAGATCTTGTTTTGTACTTTTGAGTTCTTTATACATGTATGCAGATGCGGCTATACACACTATGATGGCGACAATTATTGCGGTTTCTCTATCGAAGGTAAACATTTTATACTAAAAAGAGTGACCATGTTTTTAAGTTCATATAATCGCACCCATATGAACACGCTTTTCTTGGGGACACTCGTACCCGTGTTGAGCAAATTGAATCTCCTGGTAATGCCCCTCTTTACACTCCGCATTTTGGGCGGGTTGTTGTTGTTTAGAGTCGACGAGGTGATTCAAAGTACCTGATTTTGGATCGTACGTTATTATAAAAACGAAAGCTGCTAAAAAAATGAGTTGCCAAAACATTTATAATAAGTGGCTAAATTAAATTGCTTAGTTGGAATACATCAAACCACCCATACCGTTTTCGATGCGGAGGATGTTGTAGTTGACGGCATAGATATCGTCGTCGGAGTTCGCAGTGTCGTTAACAAGTCTCGCGGAATCGAGTCTACTAAAGTTGAGCGACCCGGTTGGTTGGAGTTTGGACGTATCGAGGCAGAATGGGTACAAGAAGAATTTGTCGTTTTCACCTGAACTACCTTCGTCTTTCGAGGATGGAGTATGGTAATACGAAGTGATCGCCGTGTAATGTGGATCAACATATTTGAAATCGGTAACATCTGTACCGTTAATTTGGAGTTTCAATTTGTTCGTGTCCCCCGCAATAGTAAGCGCACTACCATCGGCGGCGGCTAAACACTTGATTGGGTGGTTAAAGTTCAATTCTTGAATTTTGGAACCCGAAGCAATCGCCTTTTGTGTTTGGGTAATAACCATGTTTTGTGGTGCGGAAGACAAAGTCGTTCTTTCATCCGTGTCGAGGTGAACGAACTGTGCGTAGACTTCATATTTTTCGCTTGAAATTGTACCCCAAGTAATTCTCAATTCGACGTCGTGGTATTGGAGTGCAATCAATGGCAAAGCCGATTGTGCGTTTTCACAAAACGAAAACCTGAGTGGGTAAAACTTACTTTCAGCCACCTCCGCAAACCCAGAAGTAGACTTCGTAAGATTTTGTGCTAAAATGTTTGGTGCAATGTATTGAGAAAAGGTGGACGTTTGTTCGTCGATGACTTGACCACCAATTAACAATTCTACCTTAGAGATGGCAGATACCCAATCAGCTGGTGAAAATTTAACCGCTTTGGTACCATCGTTTGGTGCAATGTAGACGTATCCGAGCATGTCCCCTTTTCTTTCGAAACGAACGGTGGACATACCACCCGTGGCTGGGTTGCCCTGGATGACTTGTCTTTCAACAGTTTGGGCGAAATTCGTGTGACGTTTGTAGTTAGATCTAAAGAAGGAAACTTCGGGTTGACCGACGAGGTGCGCGTCTTGTGCACCTATAGCAACGAGTTGAGCAATACCTCCAGACATGTTTTATATTATAGTAAGGTTTTATTTTTTTAAATTACGAAAATCCGATCGCATTCATGTAAATGTTTCCGTAAAGGTTCGATAGGGTCATGAGTGCATGTTTGTCTTGGGTAACTGAAACATCGGATGTCATGGCGTAAAAGTTGACGTTCGTCATAGCGGACGAAATGTTTATGGCACCCCCACTCGCGAGTATAGGTATAACGATTTGTGCGCCTGTTATGAGATTGGAGAATACGAGATTCGAAACGTCGGTTGTAGAAACGACGAGCGGTGCTGTTCCGTACGTTTTTTCTTTTGCGTCTACCGTTATCGTACCTGAAGTTACCGAAGCCGTTATATCCGTATTCGTTAATTTTATGTTTTGTGAAGTTGTGTTTC